AAATCTATTATGATGAAACGTGTCGACCATACGTTCCTGAAATTCGTACATATTAAAAGGTACAAGACCATCATCAATGTTTACAATCTTAATATAGTTTTTAATAAAGTAAATAGGATTCTCCATACACTTGGCAATTTCTTCTACTTGCTCTTGTGTATATTCAATCTTTGTATTTGCTTTAAAAAGATTTGGGTTTCCGAGATAAGACTCACTCATTGATTATTATACCTTCTATTGCGTCATAGCCGTTTGCTAACGCATAATTGATACGGCTGCTACCCTTATATATAGAATATTGTTTTTCTTTATATTCTGCCCCATTTGCACCTTTTCGAGGTGTTTCTGATATTTCATGTTTTATAATTTCTATAGGGTCATTCATGCCATTATTCATCCAAGTATCTCTTTTTGAAATATCTAAAGTATCTGGATAAGGATTCTTTTTAATATAAGTTAAATCACTTATCTGAAATATCTGTTTTTTCGGGTGTGATATTTTTGCTTTCAAAACTTTCATCTTCTTTACTGGTTACATTTGTATTTTTATTTTTTAAAATCTTATGTAACTCTGCTGATGAACCTACAAACAAGGCTTGTTTAATATTTGTACTTGTCTTATTAGGAACATCTTTTAGTGTTTTAAGTTTGCCTTGTAAATCTTGTAACTTGTCAACTGTATCGGCCACTTGTTTAATAAGATTACCTGCAACCTCATAGGCTCTAGGATGTTGACTTTCATTTGCAATATCCAATATGCCTTGAATTGCGTCTTGGCCTCTTTCAATTAGATTGTAATAGTTTTCTCTACTGTATTTGTAATCATTATCCACATCTTCTTTTTCTTTGTCCTCTATTCTAGGAACAGGTGGAGTATATTCTTTTTTGATTACTGATTTTGAAGCAGGCTTTTGTTCGGTAGAGATACCTAAGGCCTCGTTTATTTTATCATCTATACTCATAATATAATATTTATGAAGTTTTTAATTAACGAGCCGTTACTGAAATGTTATTTGAACCAACAGTAGGTTGTCCCCAAGCCATAGTTAAGTATTCAATACCTCTAGTTCCATTATTTACAGGTCCACTAGGTGCTACATTTACCTTAAATCCATTAGAAAGTATGTCTATTCTACCAGAGTTTTGTGCTTCGGTACTTTCTAAATTTGCGTTTAAATGCCAGTTATCAGGATTAAATCCGGCTCTCCTAATATCATAAACTTCTTTTTCATCAGCTGTTTCATATGGATATATCCATACTAAATTAGGTTTCATTCCTGTTGGTGAAAAAGGACCATTAGCATTTCCATTTGATTTATACATACCAAACCTTGAAAATCCTTGAGTTTCAGCCCAACAGTAAGCGATATATCTTTGACCACTTGTATTTACTCCACCGTCGTTACCTATTGTAAAAACTGAAGAAGTAGGGTCGGTATCATTCCAGTAACCAGCAGTTGTAACAGCTGAATTACTTGTACTTCTATTTTTAAATGCTTTTGTTCCACCCAAATATTGATGATAATAAACATTATCCTCACTACTTGAATCTAAATTTTTAACGTGTATAAAAGCAGGTTTTACTCCCAATCCGTGGCCAACAGTTGCACCAGAAGAACCAGTTCCTGTGTAAGACACGATACTAAAACCAGATGTGGTGTTAGCACTTACTGTAGATGTTATTGAACCATCTGAATTTGATGAACCAGATGTATTATCTGCTTTCCAACCTACAGCCAAATAAGTTTCACCTGTTGTATTAATAGAATTACTTGAACCACATACAAAACCATCAGAAACAAATCCATCAAATAATGTTGTACTAGTTCCCTCAACAGGATTATCATTCATTCTAATGTATTTACCATTACCTCTTACTGAATCTTGTATATACCAAGGACCTGTGCCATTTCTAGCTTTAACCCATATCATATCGGGTTGAAAACCAAAACCTGTAATGTTTCTTGTAGTATTATTTCCTGTGTATAATACAGTATTAAAATGTAAAGTATGTTTGTCTAAATTTGAATAAGCCATTTTACTCGTTTAATCCTTTCGTGCACCAAGCTGTAAATCCTGTAGGAACATCATATTCAAAAATTCCTAAACCAGACGCATTTGTACCAGCACTTGATACTGCTGTTGTTCCAAAATATCCATTTCCAAAATTAAATCTTAAAGCATTATTATGAATTGTACATCTAGGTGTATAGAATGTATCTCCTGTAATGGTTATACCACCTGTACCGGCTCCTGGATCAGCACTATTTTGAAAAGTTCCGTTTACCGAATAATAAATTTTTGAGTTGTCTAAATCAACAGCGACACCTAGTATATCGTTTGTATTATTCCAAGCACTTCCATATGAAGATGTACCACTACTTCCCTCATACATAGTGCCATTTCCATAGTAACTATATGTTCCTGTAACAGCCATTGTTCCACCTAAAGCATCATAAAGTACATCTGGATTAGATATTCCAGCAAAAGCTAATGGGTCACCACCTCCACCCCATTGTACTTCATAATAAAATTTTCCTGTTTTAGCAAATAATGTTCCTGAACCTCTGGAGTTCCAAACTGCATTTGTAGATGTCCAAGTATTATTTCCATTTGTAAATGTTCCAGTTTGTGATTGGTCATCAGTACCATCAGCCGCAACAGTAGGTATTAATGTGTTTAATGTAGCAAAAACATTTGAAGGATTATCTTCAGTATTTGTTAATGTACCACTTGTAACTGTAAAGTTATTACTATTACCAGATTGGTCTGTTACACTATTACCATCTTTAAGAATAAAATGACCATTAGTTCCATAAGTTACACTAGGAGAAACATTAATTTGCCATTCTCCAGTTGTTGCATCTGTTGAACCAAAATATGAAGCATCATAAGATTGACCATCGCAATAATGACAATGTGATAAAATTCCACTAAAATATCCAGATGGAGATGCAGCTTGGTATCTACCATATACTAATGGATGCTGACCTAAATTTAATGTTGAATTTTGAGCAGGATAACCAGAACCAGTTTCGGTTAAATCAGCTTGTACTCCATTAACATAAATTCTGTATCTATCGGATTCTGTTGATTGTGTAGTATCAATTCTTGTAACAATATGATACCAACCATTACAATCTCTAAATTTCATATTAGTTTTAACATTATATTCATTAGTTCCATCATAATGACCAATCAACCAGTTATCGTTACTATCAAAATGTAAATCAAGTTTTTGAGTATGACTTGATGCACTTTCATGCATAAAAACTGTATCTCTAACACCAGTTCGATTTCTTTTTATCCAAAAAGAAAATGTATAAGTTGTTTGACTTGTTACACTTCCTGATGCTGCTCTTGTTAAATATGTACTAGCCATTAGTTAAACTGTGCTCCCCCTGATGCACCAAATGATGATGTCAAAGTAAATTCTCTATCTACTGTTTGACCTTCAGCATCTGTTGCTCTTAATGTAAACGTGTATGTAGTAGCCGTTGTTGAACTACCACCAAAATCTGTTGTTGTTATTGCACCTGTAGAACTATTTAGTGAACAATTTGCTTGTGAAGCGTTTGTTAATACGTTTGTTGTTTCTGAATATGTGATAGCACTATCTGAAGTTGCTGCAACTGTAGCAACGGTTCCTGAAAAATCACCTGCAATTGTTCCAAGTGAACCTGCTGATGTTGACCAAGTTGGTGCATCTGATACAGTTAGTAAAGCAGTTGACGATAATACGGCGTTACCATCCCCATTTTCAATTCTAATTTTGTAGTTTCCATCTACTGACAAAGTAGCGTTTACAGTTAAAGATGTAGAGTTATTAAACGTAACTGAATTTGCTGAATAGTAAATACCTGTTGATGGATTTAAAAATGTAACTGTAGGAATTGAAGTAAAATTTGCTCCTGTAATTGTAATATCTGTTGCGTCATTTGTGATTGTATCTGGCGATATAGAACTAATTGTTGGTTTTGTTTCACCAACTGTGACTGACCCACCTAACGAAACGGCACTTCCATTGATTGTTATAGAACTATTTGCTAGTTTAGCGTTTGTAATACCACCATCAGATATTGCTTCTGTGGCAGCTCCAGCTGCTAATGAATTTGATTTGATTTTACTAATTGCCATAGTTATTTTCTCTCTTTATATTTATATATTTATTCGTCTGTATCCGTTGATGAATTATAATTTTTTGCGTCATTAAACGTTGTAATTGTTGTGGTAAATCCAAAGTCATCATTTGCGTCAGCACTTGTTGGATTAGGCACAACAACGATTCTTTCTTCTCTTTTTTCTGTAGTTTCTGTGTCGGTGTACATATCCGTTTGAGTTTCTTTAATAACTTTTTGTGAATATACAGGTCCATACAAGTATGTTTTAGCAGTAAATCCCATAGTATAGTTAACTGCTCTTCTTTGTGTAAATGAACCATCGTAAGTATCTTCATAGTTTACACTATTTAAAGTTATAGGTACATCTCTTTTAATTCCCATTTCAGGAATTGCATTAATTGTAACTGTGTAATCTGGTTGAAAGTATGGTAATATTTGTTCTACTATTTGTAGGCCACCTTCAGCAGTTGCTGTAAAAGCATATAAATTAAAACTTATATTATATGGTACAGGATTATATTGATAATACATTTTACCTGCGTCTGAAGTATTGACTGATTTAAACTTTCCTAATCTTTGTAACTTACGAGAAGCGTCATAAGTAATGCCTGATATTTCAAAACCCATACGAGGCAAAGTAATTGCCATTTCTCTATTATCTAAATTTGCTTGTTGATCCAATCTTGTTAAAAACTTTTCTTTAGGCGAATATGCAAGAGGTACTTTTATTTTTTGAATAACATCACCATTACTATCTGTTCTATGAATGATAATATTATTAAAAATTGTACCAAAGGCAACAACAACTTTTCTTAATGATTCGTGGTAAAACCGTCTTCCAAACATTAAATACTTTCCTCATCTACTTCACCAAAAGGGTTTCTTTCTGTAAAGTCTAATATATCATCTGCTGTACTTTCTGTACCAAAACCTGCGTCTGATTCATAAGTATCATTATCAGCATAATCTCTTGTTTGTGTTGATAAGTTAAAGTTATCTGTTTCTAAAATAAAGAAGTCAATATTACCTAAAGTAGTATCTGTTGACTCAAGTAATAAACTACCAGAAACAGCAGTACCTTCCTCTAATGTAATTTGATGTTGTAATAAGTCTGTAGATAAACTTGTTTCAGTATCATCAATAGCAGAAATACCTGTATCAAATCTTTCAGCACTATATTCAAATCTAGTTGCTTTAAGTTTATAAACTGGTAAATTTCCTAATTGAAAGAATGGCTCTTGGTCTTCAACAAACTGTATTTCAAAAAAACTATTCATTAAAGGAACATAAACTAAATCACCTTCATTTGGTCGTCCTGATTTAATTAATGTGGCTGTATTATCAACTTGACTTTGCC